ACGATTCAAACTCAATCGTTATAGGAACGAATGCCGTCGGGAATGGCAGCAATACAATCATGATCGGTAACGATCAGAATCAATACACGAAGATTTACGGTAACTTAGAAGTAACTGGGTCGGTTTCGTCAGCTAGTGGCGGGGGTCAGGGATCTTCTATTCTTACTGACGGTTCAGGTAAAACAATCACCGGTCTTGATGTTGCATCAAATTTCAATACTGGATCTGATTCTGTTATCATTGGTAAGAACATCTTAAACGATGGTGGAACTCTAGGCGCGTTTAGAACGATTGCTATCGGTGAAAACATTCTCACACAGAATCAAACGGTTACTGCGGGTAACCTAGTAGTTGGTCAGCAGTATGTAATTATTGATGCAGGCGATACGGATTTTACTGCCATTGGTGCAGGAAACAATAATCCAGGATCGGCGTTCTATGCAACTGATGTTGGTACCGGCACAGGAACTGTTGGTTGTTCACGGGGTTCTATCTTCTTTGGTCGTAACACTGGGCAGAACAACCTAGGTTCGGCCAACTTTGGATTTGGCCAATTCGTTCTTAACCAAAACAAATGGGGCAGTAGAAACTTAGGATTTAACAGTGCTTCGTCTGGTTCAGCATTAGAATTGAACATCTCAGGTAACGACAACGTTGCTATTGGTGCTGGTTCTTTACATGGATCTGGTGCTCTTGCTAATGCAGGAAGTTTCATAGTTGACAAAGAGTATCAGATTGTTGATGTTGGCGATACAGACTTTACGGCGATCGGTGCGGGATCGAATACTTCTGGCGTGATCTTTACTGCAACAGGTGCAGGTTCCGGAACAGGAACTGCAGGCCCTATGGCTAACTGCAATGTAGCGATTGGAAATAACTCAGGAAAAGGGACGGACGGATCGTTAGCAAATGCTACTGGTTCAGATAACATCTTCTTAGGTTGCTTTACTTCGGGTGCTACTGTTGATGATGACAACACCATCGTAATCGGATCGCACGCAGTTGGACTTGGGTCCAACTCGACTATGATCGGAACTGCCGATACTATACTGACTAAGGTAGCAGGTAAGTTGCTGATCGACAAAGCCCCAACAACGGCAGTAGGTGATGTAGGTGACAAAGAAGGTATGATTGCTTCAGATGCGAGTTACTTGTATCACTGCAATGCAGACTACGATGGCTCTACTTCTATCTGGGGTCGAGTTGCTGTTACAACCTGGTAAGAACTAAATACGATTGTAACACTAACAAAGGACAATAGATGGCACTCGAGGATTTCAACATGGAACAAGATAGACGATTAAATACTGCCATCACAGAGGTAGCAATTCTAAAGGAGCAAGTTACTAACACTCGCTCTTCTTTAGATGAGATCAAGAAAGGTAGTGAGGAACTGAAACGCGGACAAACAGAGTTAATCGCGGCTGTTGCAAAAGGAAATGCCTCTAACGACAGAATGGAAGCAACTCTGAAATACAGCATCAACGATCAGATTCAATCCGCGTTAATTCCGGTTAAGTCAGACATAGCAACATTGAAAGAAGAATCAATCGTTCGTAAAACTCAGATCGCTACATGGGCAATGGTTGGGTCTGGAGTGGGGGCATCAATCGCTGTTATTTGCTCAATTCTTTGGAAGATAATTTCGACTGCATTATGATGACACACCCAATAGATCGATTTACGCCTTATTACCTAGGCAATGAAATAATTGACAACGAGCATAGAGCAATCTACGATGCTCTTGTCTTGTTGAGGAATACAACTCCACCTGACCTTATTCCTGAAAACATCACAGACGCACTCAATGCGTGTAATGCTCACTTTCATCACGAACACCAGCTTATGATAGAGTATAAGTATCCTTTCGTCGATTCACATGCTGCGGTTCACGCTTATACTGAGAGACGATTCTTAGAAGTTATTGCACATCCAACCCACGAAACCTTAGACTCACTCGTCGACGACCTACTTCATCACATTGATTGGTATGACCGCCCTTTTACGCAATTTATTTTTGCTGAGCAAGGACGAGAAAGGTTACTAAACCAGAAGTAGGATCATCACGATTGCGGCTGTAGTTGCTGCTACCGACGACACAAAAATTTCCATCACGCAAGTTCTTTCGATAAGATGTAAAAGAGCCACTCGTCGTCACCGATGGGCTTCGGGATTGTAAGTGGCTCAGTGTTGTGATACACTAAGAAGGAGAGAACCGTTCGTCCTATGTCTTACTAAGCCCTCACAATTATTTACGAATTCTAGTTGCTATTATTCAGTGCTTGTTCTGCTTTCCAACGCAAGTAGGCCCTCTTCATCGCTATACCTCTTCCGCGAGTAACTCCGAATAAGTAAGCAAGTCTAACTGCTCCTAACTCCTCCAATACTGATTTATTCAACTCAAAGAATCTTTGATTGTATTTCTTTTTTCGATTTTTAAACGCTACAGCATAATCAATGTGGTCACCCTGATGCTTGTAATCTGTAATGAATAAGTGATCCGGATTCGTGCAGGCTAAGTTACGACAGGTTGATGCAACTCGTTCATTATCGTCTAAGGCACGACCTAGTTCTATCGCCATTGCTAATCGTTGTGTCGTCATCTTTGGCGATTTGATGTGATCGTTTGGTCGTAGGACTGTTACCATTCCATAGCCCTGTCTGTGCCAAGCACCAAGCCAATCCCAGCAGTTTGTTCCGTGCTTTACTACCCGCTCGTCAAATTCTTCTGCGCAATAGATCCAAACCGATTTGAAATCTTTAGACCAAAGTTCGGTTTGGTGAACGGTATCCCAATGGCGGTATGGTATTGGAAGTTGAACTTTTTTGGTTGCTGGATAGGTCTCATTTCTGCTTTTGGTCATGACTGACTCCTTGTATGTGTATAGTTATTTACCTGATAAATAGAAATAGTTGCAGAAAGTGGTTGACTTTTCCTGTAAGAAGCGTATAATTGATTATACAAGGGAGGGCAGTAATGTTACTGCTCCGTAGATAAAGAAAGTAGGACAAGATGGGTGCTGCTAAAAATCGTAAAGCTGAAATTGCTCAACTCAAAGCAACTGGTCCGCGTTTTGGCACAAAGTATGTGTCGTTGGGCTGCTTCTTCAAAGCAGACGAAGATCACGGGTTTAGTGTTCACTTTGATCAAAAAACAGCCGGAGTCAACATCGACAAACTTACAAAGTTGTGCGTCGAAAATGTAGTCGGATACGACGAGCACATGCTTCCGGACTTTGACTCCAAACAGCACATGGCGGATTGGCTTCTGGGTCAAAGCTTAGAACTTTGTGACAACATCAACCTCGGCTTGTATGGCACCGAAATTCAACCCAAATACGGCACGAAGGTAGTCAAGGACATTACTCCAGAGATTGGCAACATCAGTATTTTGATAATGAATGTCATCTGGTTGGAACGCAACGGCTTCCTTACTTCGGATAACTACAACGGTATGATGTATGGTTCCGTCTAAATACACACCAGAGCAGATCGCAAAACTGAAGCAAGCTGCGGCGTCATTCTTAATCCGCCAAGACGTGTTTCAGAAACACGCTACTGACGAGAAGAAGGTGATCGCTGCGTTAATGGCCGACCATACTGAGGAAATAAAATGAGTAAGTTTTACACAATCACTGCCTATCTCGGTGAAGTTAAGATCGGTTCAGGCACAGTCATTGAAGACCATCCTGTATTCCATCTCGTCTCTCAGGCTAACGAATGGTTCGGTAAAGACAATTGGGGTCGATTTGAAATCACCTTCTATAAAGAATCAAAATGACCGACACTGACCAATCCCATTGTCTATCCTGGACTGATGACGATAACTGGACGTATCAAAAGACTGATCTCCAGTTTCGTTATCTGCTTGACCAATCTGCTCATCGCCCACTTACTCAAATTGAGCGGGATTGGATTTCAACGTTTGTTCCAAAATCATTTCTTGACGAGGTTTAACTATGAAAACTGTTACATGTTTGTTTGCACCAAATAAAAGAGGTGGAGAGAAGAAAGCTTTCTTCTTAGATGTCACTGTAAATGATGTTTACTCTAACACTGATTTAGTTAACAAAGCCTTAGAAAATAACTCTGCTACGTATGCTTATCAGAAATGTGGATTGGTAGTTCTACCAATCCCTTCTATTAACGAATTACTCAATCATCCGAAGTCTGATTCTGCCGACTAAACGACGGATCAAGTCCAGCATCCTGAAGTAGATCATCACGAATGTTTTGACTCTTCTTCTCAGTGTTTAAGACACGAGTGAACGAATTCGTTACAGCCGCCGTATAGTAGGCAAAAGGATTTTGGGACTTAGCCTCGTTGAACTGCAACCCAACAACTGTAAGTTGAAGAATACCTTGCGAACGCATTTCATCGTTGTATGAATACCCTCTCCAGTTACTGCGAGTAGCATACCTGTCACAAATCTTCATCCACATCATCGCCAGCTTGTTTGTTGGCTTACCGTGATCTCGGCAAAATGTTCCAGTCTCTAAATCTCCTTTCCAATGCGACTTACCGACGACCTCCAAAGATCCGTCAGTTAGGATTCGATAGTGCAGGAATGGAGGGAAATTCAGTTTGACATACTTCAGCGCAACTGGACTATCGACAATCGGTTCTTCTTCATCGTATTCAGTAACTATGATGTCACTAACTTCTTCGTCGAGTTCAACAGACTTTGATTTCTTACCTTTATTCACTTTGACAACAGCAGGTGCTTCAGGAATGTGGGACCAGGAGGTAATTCGGAAGACGAGATCAGTGACCTTAATGTCGTTATGGGTAATGCCAACCTCTTCAGCTTTTAATTTCTTTCCGGTTAGCAATGCTGCGTCTTGGGCTGCTACAGTGAGCCTCTTTGCCCTCGCGGCTTGCGCTGCTGGCGGAATTACTACCTCCTTTTTAACACCATTCTTATCAACGTCAATTCCTTTTGTGGGAAGCAACGAAGACTGTATGTCGTCAATTGAATCTAAGATGATGTCATAGTCGGCGTATTCCGGTTTGGTATAGAAGCAATACGAGTTCTTCGATTTATGTATTTCTGCAAGCATGTCTTTGTTGTTCAAATAGTTGCGTGGGGTTTTGGATTGGAGGCTCATTGTGCGTAGTTCCTTTTAAGTGATAACTCAGTATAGCAGGTTTACCATAATGATTGCAATTATTTGGTAAATAAACTACACTGTTTATACAGCCATAAATAAATGTGTAGTTAAACAGAAAGAGGAGATTAATAGATGAGCACCGAAGAATTTATAAAGTATTGGGAGATTCGAGCAGTTCAACTCTCCCGAGAGATTAACGCAATAAAATGGTTGTATCACTTTAACGATGACTTAAGAATGGAGATAACAAAATGAAAGGGATAAAAATAAGGTTTGACGATAAGAGGTGTTTAATAGGATACGATCTTGAATCAATAAGTGTTAGGCACTATCGTAGTAACAAAGATTACGCATCTATCGACGATAAGTTAAAGGCAGTTCTAGAAACAGATCCAGAATACCTAATCATTGCTTCCGGTATCAGTGTGCCTAACACAGTGTCCGAAATAATTAGTGATTCAATTTTCGCTAAATTACGCAAATTCTTCAACGGAGAAACGAAATGATGCTACTGTATAACAATGATTTCATAAATTATTACAGAGATACTATGGGCCCCTGGCGTAAGAAAGAAAGATTTTCTAACTTTTACTTAACTCTGTTTAAGAAACATGGAATTAATCCTTACGATTCCGAAGGAATAAACAAACTTATCTACAATACTTTGAAGGAATACCAAAATGCTAACAAGTAGACCAACTGATCGAGATCCAGAAGTGCAAGGTGCTAACTTACGAGTCGCATTAAGCAAAAAGAAGAAGCCAATTGGCAGCCCATGTCTAGAATACGAACTGTATTACAAACGTGAGACAACAGAAGAATGGGTCATACCACTCGACTCAACGTTTGAACTGCCAGACTGGTTCGATGTTAAAACTGAGATTGGTGCTGCCGACTTTGTTGCTTGGACTGAGAACAGAGGAACAACTCAGCGTCCAGACTACGAGTGGGTTTGGATTGAGCGTGCATCGTCGTATTTCAAATCCAAACAATCCAAACTGACCACGCACGTAAAGAAGAAGATGGCAAAGCAGCATCTCACTGATCTGAAGACTAACTTCGACCAGTTGTTCAACTTAGCGATGAAGGACTTAGATGAAGAGTAAGATGACCTTTGACGAAGTAGCAACAATCGTTCGAGCAGCGATTGGCTCTCCGCAAGCACAGTCAATAACAACCGGTGAACAATTTGTTACCGGTATGAAGTTAGTCGTTGAACATTGCGGTTGGACTTGGGAAGAGTATGTGGCTGCTCGAGACAAGTGGGTGGCAGACTTTAGGAAAGGATTAAAAAATGATCGAGACTGAAGAAAAATCCTGGAGGCTATTAAGGAGAAAGCCGTTTGTCATTGCTCAAGAATTTGTGAACAAGAAAAGAGGAGAGTCTGAATTTCATCTGTTTGTAAGTGAAGCAATTAACAAAGCCTGCGATACTATGATGATAGAGAATACGGGCTGGACAGCAGAGGAATTTATGCTAGAAGAACACGATAGGCTAACAGACAAAGCCAAGGCTCGCAACTCTCGTTATTCTTCAATCAACTCTACTCGTAATGGTAATGCTAAATGCCTATCCAGATCTGAACGGTTCTTTTATGCAAAGCAAAGCCTTAGTTGGATACTGCCAAACATTTGCAGGAGTGTTAGAAGAGCCTACATAGCATTAGTTCGTGGGCGTGTCCAAAACGATTGACATCAACTTTCCTGTTATGTTATAAATACAATGTAGTCAATGCAATGTTGATTATTCCTTCCTAAGAGGACTGACTGTCGCAGGTCACAGAAAGTTGGGTTACCTACCCATAACACACGAGCCCCTTTATTGGGGTTTCGTGTTGAGTAAGCAACAGCGGTGTTGCTTACATCCAGCCCAAGGCAAGCTTGGCGGCACCTGCGTAAAGTGGTCCAAACAATTAGGAAATCCAAAATGAACACATCCACAGATTATGAATACGAGTATTCCTGCGAAGATACTGCGAACGTTATCTCTATCGATCAAAAACGACAACAGATTCTTAACGACATTATAAATCGTCGTGGTGCGATGACACGAGAACTACTTCTCGTGTCTGACACTGAAAATGATGAGTTGACACGAGAACTACTTCTCGTGTCTGGTGATTCAGCAAAAGATACAATCAATGACTTACAAGACGAAGTTAATGTAAATTCTATCAAGACACGAGAAGTATTAAAAGATAAAAAGATCGAAAGATCAAAAGATTGTTCTCTTGCTTCGCACGAAGAACCAGATGGAATTTGCCTTCGGCCTGGAATTGGAGAAGAGCAAACCGCTTTGTCTCAAAACCCTTTTCTTGAAGAGATCTTGTCTTCGCCTGAAGAGATTTGTTGCATCGCCGACACGAATACTACATCTCGTGTCTTCACCGGCATAACTGCTCAGCAAGCCATAGGAAAAAATCTGAAGGTGTTTGTTACGTTACAAACAGCTGACATGTCAAACGTGGGTGGGGTAGTCAAACTTACTGCAGAACTAAAAAGACCAAAGCGCATTTGTGAACTTAAACCTTGTGACGGAGATACTGATTCGTTTGCCGCTGATTTTGAAGTTATCAAATCTACGATCTTATCAATGAGCCTTGTTGAGAGAGAAGGCATCTGCTTAGGCCGTCTTCATGACTGTGGCAAACGAGACTTGTGGTTTGCTAACATGTGCTTACTTGGCAAGTATAACGAAAATGATGTTCTTGAGTCAGTAACAGTTTACGTAGACAACGAAGAGTATCAAATTAACATGAATCAAGCAATGTCACCAGCTCAACTCAACTACTATAAGTGTTCGGGTATTTATGGAACCATTTCAAAAAACAAATCTCATCCTACTTGGCAAACAGCTAACGTAGTAGTTCTTAAATGAGTCACTAAATACTACTATCATGGAAACAGAAATCAAAACATTCAAGAAGGCATCGAAGAAAGAGTTTGAACTCATGTCTGTTCAAGAACGGAAAGAGTATCTAAACCGATTCTATGATTTCATCAACGGGACAGATAGAGACAAGCTAGCAGGAGGAACAGTAAAATGAGAGAGGACAGTCTCATCAAGATCAATGATAAGCGATTTGACAAGATCATGGATGTATGGGTTGCGAACATAAACCAATCGGTATTTAATTTGCATCTCGACGAGAGCGACTATTTTTTTGAGACTGTTGATTTTATCATTCACAATACGAGAAATCCAGATCGCGAAGAAGCCGTCACTCAAGAGATCAAAAAGATACTCAGGAAACGTCGACTTAATGCTGGTAAGACGATTTTAGTAGGCTACGATACCCAGTATCTTAAACCACCTGTTTTGGAGGCGATTCTGAACAAGATTCGAATGATTTCTGCCTATAAAGACGTCGTTTTCAAGCAGATTACCGCCGCTAAAATCACTCAGTCTGTTGACAAAATACTGTATGAGGACTATTACATACCAGACTTACTTTTTGTGGTGATAGAGCTATGATCGCATTCTTAACCTTCGTCAAATCACCCCTCTTCAAATACCTGATGATAGCATTGGCTGTCTTCGGAGTCTTCTTCGGCGTCTATCGTGCTGGTGCTAACTCAGTTCAGAAGAAGTGGGACTTAGCGAAACAAGAAGTCAAAACCCAGATCGAGATCCAAAGAGTTGTTCAAGATAAGATCACTTATTTGACCAACACTGTCTACGTCGATAGGATACGTGAAGTGAAGGTCAAGGGTGATACCATAACGAAGGAGGTAAAGATTTATGTTACTAAAGAAGATGATGCTGCTTGCACTATTTCTGGCGGGGCCATTAGGGTGCTCGACGCAGCAGTGCTTAACGCCGTTCCCGGACCTACCGACGAAACTGACAGAGCCCCTTCCGGAGTTGATCTCTCCGGCCTCGTTGAGAACACCACAGGTAACTACACCACCTGTCATGTCTACAAAGAGCGAGCGTTAGCCTGGGAGCAGTGGGCTAAGGAACAGAAAGAGAAATCAAAATGAAATGGCGTAAGACTCATCCACGACTTGATCACGGGTTTATACGGATTCGATCTCTTATTAAACAGATGAAAGAGCCGTTACGCGAGATGAACAAGAAGATACGATTACACAAGAGACTCATCGAAATTAAAAAGAGTGAAGGTGATCTGCTCACAGCAGAGGGGATGCGTAAATGGATACAAGAACTACGAGATGAAAAAGAATAGAACTAAAGAGTGGCACAGCGTCAAGAGAATAAACTGGTTGTTAGATAAGGCTATCATACTCACCGACGAATTAAAAAGGAACTTAGATAAGTTTGCAGCTACAAAACAGTCGTATGTTCTGAACTGCCATCTATACGACGAACTATTAGAGGAATGGTCAAATGGTAACTGAAGCTGATCTACGAGAATGGCTACAACTTATCGCACAAGGTAAGATTGCAGATGCTGTGTATCTTATGAAGAGACGACAAGAAGCAATGTCACAGGAACGAGTGAAATGAATCAAATAACAACCCTACTAACCAACACAACAATCATCAATAACATCCTGCTGATCGGATTCATTCTGTGCTTCGCTATCCTGTTCATGCGAGACTCAATGAAACCAAAGTCTCCAATTGATTGGCGTGACCTTCTTATCGATACAACCACCAACAAAATCTCGATGGGTAAGTTCGGACAGTTCTGGGGAATTGCAGTATCGACCTGGGTCATCATTACGCTGTCACAAGTCCCAGAAGCATTCACTATTTTCCCAATCATCTTCCCGATGTATCTCGCGTTCATCGGGGGCACCTGGAGTTATTCAACGTATCTGAAATCTAAGGCTGCAGATGACAAGAAGGACTAAATACTTTGCATGTTTTACAGAGTTAGGTGTAACAGCCTACACAGATAAGCGATCAATGGTGGTCGCTTTTTTGTGGCTGAAAGATAAGCAGTATAGTTTATCTGAGCTAAATACAATGTGAGGGAGATTAATTGATGAGTAGAATAAGTCCAGATGTAGTAGAGTTGTTTAACAAAGGGTCAACAGTCGTTGAGGTTGTATCGAGTACCGGTCTCTATGTTCTTTGCTACAACGATCAGTTTGTAAATCTACGTGAACGATCCTTCTTAAATTCGTCACGCCCTAATTACATGACTTATTTACGAACAGTATTTCATAACCCAGCTCATGCAAATAGATTAGCACAGAAACTAAACAAGTCTTTGAATACAGATAAGTTCACCGTTAAGAAGATAAATCAAAATGAACAATAATAAACCTTATCACAATCCATACTTAGACATGTCGGTCGCCGCAACATCAAAGTTTGCAGGACTTGACAAAATCTTATTTAGGTGGTCGATCTACTTAACTCAAGAAGAGTCGTATCGCATCTTAGATACAATGGAGATCTGGGCTAAGTCAAAATACGAAGGTAACTTCACTGAAGCTGATAACTATGATTACCTCCGCAAGACATTAGGTCAAGACCGATTCTATCTGATTCAAATGATGGAGCGAATCGACATTAAGAACGCACAGGAGAAACTAATTTATGATGCCAAACAGTGAACATCAACCTAAAGTCATTAAGAATCTCGAAGAGTTATTCGACATGACCGAGAGACCAGATCCTGTTGAGCAAGGTAAAGTCTGGTCTGAGTTAGCCAATAAGCAACTCGACGATACTGACGATTTATTGTTAAATAAGTTAACAGTTGAATTAATTATCAATCAAAATAAAGATGAATAAAATAGGTAACCCAAAACTCGGAACAGACAATCACTATTCAGTAACGTTGAATAACATGTCTGCTGAAGAGAAGGAAGCTCATTTAGCTGAACGTAGACAACGAAAGGTTAAGCGTATGGAAGAACTAACTCGCAAGCAAGCATTCGAGGAAGTATTGAATGCACAGAAGGCACAATGGGTAGCTGAATCAAATAACATTCTTGTAGCTCACGCAAAAGAGGCAAAGTTAGGAAATGTTCAAGCAGCCAGATTAGTCTTAGAATACGTGATTGGCAAACCAGAAACACAAGTTGACATAACCAGCAATGGTCAAACACTTCAAGCACCGACGATCATAGTTCGACCACGCGAGCTTGATGAATGGAAGGATGATCACAATGAATAAGCCAGTTCTAACTATACTTGTAAGTATTGGTATGTCTGCAGAAGCAATGAAAATGATTGCTGACTTCACAATTAAGCAGGCCGAGACAAAGAAAAAGATTGACATACTAACAACACGAATACCCCAACGAGATAAGAACGAATCAGTAACAAATAAACTATGGGAACCTAAGAAATGAGTAAGATTGTCACACTAATGATTTTAGATACAGAAGAGATGACTGAGTGGAAGAGAACCACAATGTATGAAGACATCAGTGGCGAAGGATTTACTACTGATGATTACATCATTATGTTAAATGCAGCCTATGAAAAGTTGTCATTTAAATTTGATACGATGGCTGGCGTTAATCTGTTTGATCATGTTTCTGAAAATAACGATGCAGAAGTATAAGTCAAAGTTAGAGAAGCAATTCGCAGAGACATTCAAACTACCTTACGAACAGGACAAAATAAAATACACAATTGACCACACTTACAATCCAGACTGGACAGTATCATCTAATGTTTTCTTAGAGACGAAAGGTATCTTTGATTTTGAAGACCGCCGCAAAACATTAGCAGTGAAGAGTCAACACCCACACATCACAGTCGCATTAGTCTTTCAAAATGCAAAGGCTAAAATCTACAAAGGATCAAAGACCACGTATGCTGAATGGTGTGACAAACATAAAGTGATTTGGTTCGACGTAAAAGATCAAGCAAACATAAAGAAATTTATTGATGAACAACGAAATTCTATTTGAACCAATTGGAGCACAAGAAGAAGTCTGGAATGCAATGCTCTATTCTTCTAAGAACATTTGTGCTGTTCTACCAGTTGGATCAGGTAAATCATACATGGCTGGTCTATTGTTGCCGACAGCCGCAACTACGCCCAGTATGCACAAAGGGCGTGACATACTGTATGTTGCTCCGACGTATCCGATGATCGAACGTATCATTTGGCAAGGACTAAAGAAGAACTGTATTGACCATTGGGGACTTCAAGATGAAAGAGACATTAACAACTCGAAGAAGATTATCACCTTTAGTAACGGTATCCGAATCCATTGCGTATCAGCTGAAACTGGACTCAAAGGTATCAACGCTGGACTCATTGTTGCAGATGAAGCAGCAGAGTTTAGTGAAGATGCCTTACAGGAGTTATCCAATCGTATCAGACCTATACCAGGAGTTGAGGGATCAGTTGGACGAATGATCCTCATCAGCACGCCAGAAGGTAAGAATCCGTTTCATACTATGTATGAGAATGCGTGTGCTCACCCAGATCGTTGGATTACCATTCACAAGAATTACAAACAGATGCGAGTGCAGTTAAAGTCCTGGATTGAAGAGCAGCGTTATCTACTAAGCCCACTCAAGTTCAATAAAGACTTAATGTGTGACTGGGGAAGCGTCGAAGATCAATTCTATTACACCTGGAAACGTGAATACGCTGTAGCAGAAACATTTGACAGAGGTGGAGACCTCTACACCTTCCACGACTTCAACAAGAAATGTATGACAGCAATCGTTGCTCAGGTCGTCGGTAAACCTTTTACTAAGACAGGTAAGATTGAAGTTCTAAAGTCATACGCAGTTGAGTCAATTGGTATCAAAGACTTTGCTCAGATCATACGTAATGACTTTCCAAAGAGAACCTTACTCACTGTTATGGACCGATCAGGCAATCACGAGAACAGAGATACAACCTCCGACTTCGGAGTAACGGACCAAACCATCTTAGAATCATTCGGCTTCAGAATCATAAGTAACGCAAAGAATAATCCGTTTATCGCTGATACTGATAACTCAAGTAATTCATTTATTGGTCAAGGACGATTAGTCATACCGTTACACGAACAGAAACTGATTGACGCAATTGAAACGTATCACTTCGAGGACGGATTCAGAAAAGCATTGCACAAATACAAAGAACAGAAATACATGTTCATTGACGGACTTGGTGACTGCTTACGCTATGGTATTCATTACCTATTCCCAATGCAGCATTCAAGTGACGACTATGTTTCTGAATACATTGACAGCGATCAAACCTTCTGGCAAGAACCTGGACAAGAACACTTAACACCTGGAGAAGTCAATTATGTCGACGGAAAGCCATCGTTAAAGAAGCTTTTCAAAGACATGTTAGACGAACAAGACGATGAACACTGGTGTTAGTCAAACTGATGCTAAATACTACTATCCCACTAAGGAAATAAATAAATGTCAACACAAACAGAATTAATGACACCTTCTTATCTAATGACGTTGATTCTCCCACAAATGAAACAGTTGCGAGCAGCTTATGAAGGTGGGATGACATTCAAGAAAGAGGTCCTTATCGCACGTAAAGGTGAAGATAAGAACTTATTCAAAGACAAGATCGAGAACGTAGCAGCACAACCAGTCTGCAAATCAATTATTGAAGAGATGATTGACATCATCTTCGAACAAGATCCACATCGTGATCTCGCATTCCTAAACAGTAACTATCAACCTATTACGACTCCGCTATGGATGGAAGACTTTATCGTCAACGCTGACTTAGAGAACAACACTCTGTCAGACGTAATGGAGACAGCAGCAACGTTAGCCTCTATTGAAGGATGGTCTTGGATCTTTGCTGACTTACCGGAAGAAGCCAAAGAAGGCAATCGACCATACCTATCAGTTACCTCTGCTGAAAATGTTATTGATTACGAATACGACACTGAAGGTGCTAAGTCAAAACTATGCTACATGAAGATCGTCGAATTTCAAGATCAAGAGAAGATGATTATCAAAACCTGGGAAGCAGGTGAGCAATACGCTGATCCAGAGACAGGTATCATAACTGACATTCCTACTGTAGCGAAACGTTATTGCATCGACCTACTTAACCGAGCAGCCGCTGGTGCTGAAACATTCCCAGATGAGATCTATGAGTTCCCGTGGGACTATCAAATTCCAGCACACCAATGTGTTCCTGTTCCCGACTTAAAGAATAGATTTATTGGCTGTTCTGACATTACTGATGCAGCAGACGTCCAACGCGAATTGCTACGACTTGAAGCAGAAGCCTTCGACAGTATTCGATTTAGTAAGCCACTTATCCGTGCTAAGTCGAATGTTAAAATTCCAGCAGGTGGTGGTGGTATTGCTCGCGGCGATAAAGACGACGTTGAAGTATTTGAAATCCCAACTGCTGACATTGACAAGATTCGTTCACAACAAGACTCAATCATCAAACAGTTAGATGCTTACATGGGTCGTTCAAACATTCGCAATACTAAGACGCAATCACAGTCTGGCATCAGCATCGTTGAGGAACGTCGTGGTCTGCATCGTAAAGCCGCAACACGCGCTCGAGTAATGCAGTCAACTGAAGAACAAGTATTTGAATTAGTCGCCTGGCTAATGAACTTAGTGTGGGCAGGTAAGATTGAATACAACACAGACTATGAAGCCAAGGATACACAATTTAGATTAGCGTTATTGAAGACTGCTAAAGAGTTATCTATCAACCCAGTAGTGCAAAGCATTATTGATTTAGAGGTTATTAGATTGATTGCTCCGCCAGATGAATTAGCATCTTATTTGCAAAAAGTCAAAGTTTCTGAAACGAGCATAAATAACATTAAGACAATGAATGAGACGGCACCAAACGAAGTAACTGGTACTGAAACAGAAATTGAACAACAACCGTAATACACTTCGGGTATAAGAGCCCGTCAAAACTTAAAGGAGTAATACAAAGTGGCAGATGCAAACCTCGGTGGTTCCGATAACCAAAACAGTAACGACAACGGTGGTACCGACAACCAACAAGAACAACCAAACCTCGGAGCAATTCGTAAGTCTGGTCAATACGATGTGCTAAACCCACTATCGAAAATCGCAGGACAGCAATTTGCAAATACGCATGATGCTCTTGCTTTTGTTGAAGGGTTGATAGCTAATTCGAAGAAGGACTCCGGTGGTTCCGATAACCAGAAACAAAATGAAAAGAAACCTATTCAGTCAAGCGGTGAAATTGCCGAACTTAGACAGATGATTCAGTCACTACAATCGGACTTGAAGAGTAAAGACACAGTAGTTCGTCAAACAAATCTTCAATCACAGATAACAGCATCAATGAGCAAAAACGGATTTGATCCGAGTATGTTCGACCTTGCTTCCTTAGAGTTCGAAAAGCATGTAGCGTTTGGTGATGATGGTTCGTATTTCATTAAAGGCAAGGATGGTAATCCAAGACTTGATCAGAATGGTGATCATTTAACGTTGGACCAACTTGCTGGAGAAATCTTAAAGAGCAGACCTAAGCTGGCTAAAGAAGAAGTCAGAACTGGTACCGGTTCCAAGTTTGGATTTAATGGGTCACGTGATAGTGGCAACATTCCAAACGCAGCAACTGATCCTGAAGCATACAAGGCCTGGCGTAAAGCCAATGGTGTTGGGCAACGTGGATTAGGCGGAGTTGGTGTTAGCGTCAAATCTCAAAACAATTAACATACACAAAAGGAAATAAACATGTCTTACTTACTTGGTGGTACAAACGGCGAAAGCAACACCTTTGAAACGGTTCTTGCTAACGAAGCACTCTTAGCAGTTCACGAATCGAGCGGTCTTATTAACCTGACCAACACGGTTACTCCTAACAGCGGAAACACTTACAAAGTGCCGAGCATGGGACCACTGGGCTTCTCGGATTACAATGAAGCAGCTGACACAGGTGGTGATGTTCAAACAGCATCTTTTGGTGCTAAAGAGATTACTGCAACTCCTCATGTCCTCCCGACTGAGTTTGGTAACTTCTTGCTGAAGACGGACGCGATTGGCGTTGCAGCTTCAGTTGGTTCAGAAATTGGTATGGCGTTTGCTGAAAAAGCAGACATCGTTGCCGCTAAAGCGTTCTCTGGTTTCAAAGCCACTGTTGGCGACACTAACTATGCTGCTTCTGCTGATGGCGTAACTCGTCCGTCCGCTCTTGGCGCATTGGAATTGCTGGCTGTTGGTGACACCGCTTCTGGTGCTGCTGCTTCTGAAACAGTTGTTGCATTGGTTCGCAAAGTTGTTGGCGCATGGCGCAAATCGCGTAATGCTGGTAAGCCAGTTATCGTGCTTGGTACAGAAGAAGCTGATCGTCTGTTAGCAGAACTAACCGATCCAACTAAGCAGTTGACCCCAGCTGGTATTGAACTCCAATCCACTGGTGAGATCGCTAACTTGTATGGTGCTCGTGTTGTGTTCACAACGTTCCTGAGCTCTGCTTCGCGTGCAGTTGATGGTGCCGCCGCAGCGTCGGTTCGCATTGGTGCTGCATTTGGGCCGATGGCACTTACGTCGGTTCTCGTGTCTGGCCTCGAAATTGCAATGGGTCCTAAGGATGGCGGATTGAAGACTTGGTTGACTGGTACTGGCTACTTCGGTGCTGGCGTCAGCGATACACGTCGTGGTTTTGCTATCAACATCGCCTAAGCAATAGAGATAAAGATTAGGGGCAGTGTGTAACAGCATTGCCCCGCAAACAACACATAAAAGGATAACACAAATGGCGCTTGCTTCTACATTAACCCCACAAGACATAATCGATCTTGACTTACGAGTCAGCAATGCTACGGTCGACGATGTTGCGTTCTATGATAGGGCAGGCTACAAGAGAATTGATCAATTGACTAAAGGTGATCAGGATACATTGCTCATCAACACTCTGTTACCGAAAGCAAGCATCGAACTATTGATCGCGCTGGAAGTAAGTTGGTGGCCAACATTTGCTGCAAACAGAAGCCTCAACGCAAATAAAATTGTAAGTGGCAAAACTGTAACAGCATTCGATCCAGCAAAACTAATCAAACAAGGTCAACCACTAATCGAACTTGAAGTATTCAAAGCAGCTGAATTGTTCTACTCCACCATCGTAACAGACGTGGCAAACGTGAATGAGAAAGACGCAGCGAACTACGAGTTTGCAGCAAAACGATTTAGTGACGCCTGGACAAAAGCAACTATGGAATCAGCATTTTACGATGTTGATAGTGATACGACGATAGACCAAGATGAAAATGCTTCAGACCAGGTAGATCCAGCGTATTATAACGGCGATAGGAGATACTTCTAAATGCCGTTAGTAACAACCGATCAAGTAATGAATGCACTCAACAACCAACTTAGTAAGAAAGGTGTTGAGACTGAAGTCTTTTCTGAGTTCCCCAGCGATGAGGACACAGTTTCTGAAGGCATCTACGTCGCCAGACTCTACCAATCGGATAGAGAAGCTTTATTTACTTCAATGAGCAATACAGGAAGCTCTTACAAGCTAACTGACACTATTGAAATGTATCTCATTCATGCTCAACAGGATCCATACGTTGATGCGTTCTTAGATGTTTTTGCAAAACTAATAGACGATCCAATTTTCAAGTTGTATAGCCCACGAGATTACAAAGTGGAACAAGTGTTTCAGAACAACAGCGAGCGTTACCGTATTATCTTTAGCCTCACTAGGCACCAACTAACTTAAAAGGAAACAGAATCATGGCAGAATTTATCATCTCCCCAGGACAAACAGGCACTCTTAACGACACGTCGCCGGTAGCAATTACCATCACCGTTGCCGGCAAGACTGGTCCGCTCGTAATTGAGAACTTAGACTCATTCGACAACCCAATGACTACAGAACTGTATTCGTTCATGACTATGAACAATGCAGGTAAACGTCAATTCCCGACGGTAACGTCTGGTACGATCAGTGGCAACATGATCATCACTAAAGATGGATACGAAGGTATCGTAGCTGACGTGGCGAACGTTGCTGGTTCAGCTGGTCAACTCGGCGTGTTCGCTCTTATGAATGCTAAGACCAAGATTCATTGGACGTATAACATGGGCGCAACGGTCTACAATGGCGACGGTTACTTTACAGCAATCGGACCTAAAGTATCGGCTACTGCAACTGCATGGACGACTCCGATCACTATTACAGTGGACGGCGCAGAATCAAAAGCTCTGTAATCGATGTAAATCAAACACAGAGGGAGTCATTCGTGACTCCTTTTGTTTTGACATAAATAAGAGTGTAGCACAAGAGGAGATGAACAGATGATAGTTGAAAGTTTAACCACCAGAGAGGCACTAACGTCTGCTTTGGAATCTGCAGCAAAAAGTCAAAACGAACTACGATGCGCTCAAGCTGACCTACGTAAGGCAGAAGGGCGAGTATCCTTTATCATACTGGTATTGAATACGCTGATTGAACAACACAAAGGAGATTAACAGATGAACCTAACCAAATTCGCAACAAAACAAGCCCCTAAGAAACTCACAGCAACACCAGTGTCTGACCACGAGATTGAAAAGTTTAAGAAACTTGAAGGTGAATCTCTCGAGTTCTACATTATGTGGCCAATGTCTCTTACTGACGTTCTACGTATCAACGAGATGCTTGTGAAAGACGTGGTGTATGAACTCGTTGTTGATCCAGAGACAACCGAACTATTGTTCGGTGAGGGTGTTCAGATCAACGACATTGCTTACCTGGGACCGATGGCTCGCGCTATCTTTGAAGAACTGGGAAAGTAACAGGGGAAGCATTAGATCCTGAGTCTGAGTATGTCGGTAAGATAATGATGGTAGACAAGATGGCACAACGGTATCACATGTTGCCATCTGTCTTACTAAACCAAGCAACAATCTATGATTTACGTGTAATGGATGTTGCTGATAGCTATGTCAATTACCGACGTGCATTACAGGAGAACAAAGGCCGACCTCCTGCCCCTAAGATGACCGAAGAAGAAATGGTAGCACGAATAGAGAAAGCAACAGCAGAAGCAAGAGCAAAAGGAAAATAAATGACATCGTTTGACGATTCAGCATTCAGGAAACAGATGAGTGATCTCAGTAACATCAACAAAGAGATCGCTCAACCTATCTATAAGTTCTTCAAGGATGCAACTCCAAAGAGAACTGGTAATGCTCGCAATCAAACGAAACTGTCAGTTACTAAAGACACTATCGTCATTAGTGCAAATTATCCTTACGCTACAGAATTAGACGATGGTGCTTCTAAGAAGGCGCCAAAAGGTATGACTAAACCAGCCGAGAAAGAGGTAACCCGATTAGTCAAT